TCAGTACGTACTGATAACTAGCAGCCCTCTCTCATCATAGACCGATTTATCCTTTTCCACCCCTTCATTTCGGATGCACCTGTCCAACGCCATAATCATAGCCACCGCACCGTCAATCTTCTCTGTGGATTTTGCCTTGTCCGGTTTAATGTTTCCCGCCGGGTCGGTTCTGACATGAATGTTATCCATCATCCAGGATAAAACCGGATGGCCGCCATGGGCGATTCTCTTTTCCAGGGTTAGCTTCATCAGCTCTTTGGTGGGTGGGGACATATCCTTAAAACCCTGGCCAAAGGGAACTACGGTAAAACCAGCACCTTCCAGGTTCTGCACCATCTGCACGGCTCCCCAGCGGTCAAAGGCAATTTCCTGAATGTTGTAGTCCTGGCCCAATTCCTCGATGAACTTCTCGATGAAACCGTAGTGAATTACGTTACCTTCAGTAGTATTAAGGTACCCTTGCCCTTTCCAGATATCATAAGGCACATGATCCCGCCGTACCCTTAAATCTAAAGTTTCTTCCGGCAGCCAGAAGTAAGGCAGCACATAATATTTATCATCCTCATCTATCGGCGGAAACACCAGGACAAAGGCAGTGATGTCAATGGAACTGGATAAGTCCAGCCCACCGTAGCATACCCGGCCCTTTAGTTCTTCCGGGTCTACCGGAAACGAACACATCTCCCAGGTATCCATCGGCATCCAGCGCACTGATTGTTTAACCCATTGGTTAAGTCTTAACTGCCTAAAAAGGTTTTCTTCTGCCGGGTTTTCTTTGGCACTTAAAAAGGCAGCTCTTAGTTTTTCAATATCAATGGTATGGCCTAAACTGGGATTAGCCTTGTACCAGTTGGCTTCATCAGCCCAATCATCATCATCTTCAATCCCGTATATAACCGGGTAGAAAGTAGGATCGTATTTTTTACCCCTTAATATATCCTCAGCCTTCTGGTGTACTTCCCAGCAGATAGAGTTCCTATCGGTACCAGCAGTGGTAATTAAAAAGAATAAAGGCTGCTTCCTGGCATCCCCACTACCCATGGTCATTACATCAAAAAGCTGTCTATTGGGCTGCGCATGCAATTCATCGAACACCACTCCGTGAACATTAAGACCGTGTTTAGTATATGCTTCCGAAGAAAGCACCTGATAAAAACTGCCGGTGGGCATGTATACTAAGCGCTTGCGGGAAAGCACCGGCTTGAATCTTTTTCTAAGTGCCGGGCTTTGACCCACCATATCCACCGCCACATCAAATACAATCGAGGCCTGCTGCCTATCTGCAGCACAGCCATAAACCTCAGCTCCCCACTCACCATCACCACAGGTAAGGTAAAGGGCTACCGCAGCGGCCAGTTCCGATTTACCGCTTTTCTTGGGTATTTCAATGTAGGCGGTATTATACTGCCGGTAGCCATCCTCTTTAACCGTACCAAATATATCCCGAATGATTTTATCCTGCCAGGGCAGTAAATCGAAAGGCACTCCATGCCAGACCCCTTTAGTGTGTTTCAGGTTGTTGATAAAGGTTACGGCTCTTTGGGCTTTATCAGAATCAAACATTATGGCATCACCCTTAGAATATCTTCCATGGGGTCAGCTGTTTCGGTTTCTGCCACATTAACTTGAATCCGGGTCCTGGCTGCCGGGGTTAAGCCGAATTCAGAGCAGAAGTCTTTCATGATTTTAAGATAAGTCTGGGCTATAGATACCTGAGGTACCTGCTGAATATATCCCGATGGGGTTTTAAAGATGGTGCCGTGTTTGCTTAAGAATTCCTCGGCTTCTTTCCACCGGGCATAAGCCTGGCAATAGCCCGCAAAGGCAGCAGCATCCACCTGGGTTAATACCCCGATAGTTTCCAGGGTCTTGCTCATCCGTCTCCATTCTTTTTTAGCTTCCGGTTCCAGCCATGACGGACAACGGGGAGCTTTCTTTTCCGGTTTAGGTTCGTTTTCGTTTAAGGGCCTTTTGCCGGGATTACCCTCCAAGACTTTTAGTGCGGTTGGTTTTGGTTTTCTTCCTCGTGTCGCCATGTTTTTCACCTCCAATTAAAAAAAGGCCCCTAAAGGCCTATAGTCTTGTTTTTTCTACCGCTGCGATTATCTTTTGCCCCCAGTCGGTTGGGCTTAAGGCTCCATCCGAATTCCAAAAAGCATCTAAATCTTCTACGGTTTTAATAAGCTTTTCTACATCTTGCCGGGCATCCTCCCAGCCTAACACCGCTATCTTTTCTACTGCGGTGGCGATTAAACCCTGCATCATCATTCTTAACTGCAATCTGGTCATCTTTAACTACCTCCCTGTGTTGTGGTAGTACATACATGGCTTAAAACACAGGATATAGCAAGCTTTATCTGCCTATACCTTTGAAGTTATAGTTGCCTTTCTTTACCTCTTCAATCTCTATACTGCTTGCCCTTTCATAATCTTTATCGTGCCTTTCCTTTTCCTTGCATTCCATGCAGATGCAATCTTCATTAAACATGGACATGATTCTTCCTCGCTTCAAATCTTTACCGCACCTATCGCAGTATTGTTGGCTGAAAAACTTATCCAATCTAACTACCTCCCTGTGTTGTGGTAGTACATACATGGCTTAAAATACAGGATATAGCAAGGGGTTTCTAGCAGCCCCGGTGTGGCGATTTGGGCTATACAACTACCTGATTAAGTTTATGTCGCCACAGCGAGCCAAACAGGGGCCTGTTAATCCCCAACCGCTTGTCCTTCTAGCTGGCGGCAGCGGCTGCAGGCATTGTTAAAGGATTGTAGCGGCAACCGCCAATCCTCATAACCTTGCCGGATAATATTATAATAGTGCGGGGAAGGCTCCTCGCTGCCTTTGCTGGTCATCACGTAGGCAAAGGCTTCATAGCGGTTTTTATCTTCATCTTCCACCAGCACCTGAATTTTGGTGTAGTAGTTAGGATAACCTTCGTAGATATCGAGTCTCTTAATATCATCCGGGGATACCTGATAAACGGCTCCCTGGGCCACCCCGTTTTTCTTTTTCACTATGTCGGCTACCCGGTTAAAGTTAAGCTGGTAACCTTTAAGTTTTACTTTAGCTACCGGCACCGAATCCGGGCAGCGGTTTTTCATCTGCTCCAGGTTCAAGTTGGAGCCGTAGGCAAAGTAGAGTAAATTATTCTTCATCAAAAGACCTCACCCCCGCAATATTTAGCTCATCAGCTTCTGCCTGGGTATAGCCCAGCATCTCCAGGGCTAATTCCTTGCTGATTTCTACCAAAAAACCTTTCTCTAGGAATTGGGCATAAGCGCTTTTAGCTTTTTCTTCTAAGGTTTCGCCCCTTACATGAATGCCGGTTTTGTAAAATACCCAGGCGGTTTCCACCAGCTTTTCTATGTAGGTCTCTACCGTCATGGTGTGGGGCACAAAAGCAAAGGATTTCATTTCGGTAAATACCCCTAGTTCGCTATCCGCAATAAATACCCGGTCATCACCTATGGGAACTACTCGTTTATACATACCGTCACCGCCTTTGGTTTATTATACCTTAATTGCATATTACTCCATATTCTCCATTCCTACCTGCCCCACTGTGGCCTAAACCAACTTCCTCTAAAGGGTTTATCCCTGGTGCTACCCTGTAACGCCACTAAAGGCAACTGTGGCCCCTTCTTTCCCAGGAGAGCCGGGCTTTAAAGCCCAGCCGCTGGTCTGCCGTTTCTAAAGGCGCTGTCCCCTTCGAGGTTTTTCAAAAGGTGTAGCCTGGCGGTCTTGAATTCATCGCCGGTCATCCCCAGGCGCAAAAGCCAGGTTCTGAAGGTGTACTTGGGGTTAGTAGTCTGGGTCTTCCTGGGGCCGGCGCTTTTTTGGCTTAAGGCCTGGTAGCAGATGCTTAGGCAAAATTGTATGTACGTTTTTATCTTCCCGGCGTGGGTAGTTCCGTTGAAAAACCTGAACTCTACTGTCTGCCCTCTAAAAGCTGAGTGCAGGTTAAGCCCGTGGTAGCGGCTGGTATGGTACCGGGCGTTGCGGTCTCCGTAGTAGCCCTGGTACCAAAGGTCAGCCAGTTGACTCAGGGTCTTGGGTTTTTGCCGGTTAAGCTCTTCTAAAAAGTTCCGGTTCACCTTTTTGCAGTAGCGCTGTTCCCGGTTTCCGTCTACCTCAAGGGCCTGGTAGATTAAGTCTTCTTTGCTGGCTACAATGTTGACCAGGTTTCTTAGGGTCTTGGCGCTAAATCTTTCCTTCCCAACGTGAAGGTGTATCCCGCAGGTTTTGTTGGTAAAAGCTCCTGCCCTTCTTAAGGTTCTGGTAAGCTCCTGCAGGGTTTCGATGTCCTGGTAGTTTAGGATGGGGGAGACCAGCTCCACCCGGTAGGTGGTGTCAGCTAGCTCGGTTCTTCCCCCTTCTTTCTTTTCGGCTCTGATGCTGCTGTCGCTTACTACCGTCCAGGCTCTTCCCTGCTGGTCGTGGGCTTCCCATTTATCGTAGCTTCCGCCGATGTGCCGGGCCTGGCTGTTAAAATATCCGGCTACTACCCTGGCGGCGGTTTCTCTGGTAATCCCGGTTAGTTCAATCTCGATTCCGAAGGTTAAGTTCCTCATGTTTGCCTGCCTCCTCCTGTGTGTTTTTGGTAGTACATACATCACTTAAAACACAGGTAATAGCAAGCTTTATCTGCCTTAAAAGTTAAAATTTAGTAGGTTATTCTGCTTCCACATATTCCAGGATAATTCTTAAGGCTTCATCGTAGTCTTGGGCCAAACTGATTCTTTCTATCATCTCAAAGGCTCTCTTTTCCAATCCCGCATCTCGTAAGGCCCGGCAGGCAATCCCCATAAGGTTAAAGATGTTACCGTCTTGTCCGATTAGTTTGCAGACCGGTTTTTGCATCAGACCGCCTCCGTTCTTCTAAAGGCACTGTTGCCGGAGAGGTTTTGCAAAAGCACCTTCCTTGCTGTTTTATATTCCTCTCCAATCATGCCTAGCCTTAAGAGCCAGGTTCTGAAGGTGTATTTTTCATTATCAGTAGGCTTGGTTTTGGCTGATGCATTCTGCTTAAGCCTTCTGGCACTGAGGTTTACCAGGCCTAACAGCTGGGTAGCAGCCTCTACCTTCTCCGGGTCGTCTCCACCCTGGCCCAGTTTGAAAGTGATGGTTTCTTTAGCAAAATCAAAGTCGATGCCGGGGCAATTTCTACCTTCCATTGCTTTTTGAAAATGCTCCAGGGTCACCATGGGTCGCTGGTCTAAAGCGGTGATAATTTCTTCACTCACCAGGTCGGTATCAAGGTCAAGGGCCTTTTTGATTAACGGTTGCTTACTGTAAATAATGTGCAGCAGGTTTCTTAAGCTCTGGCCCTGGTAGCCTTCCAGAGGTATTTCGATTTCCAAAGCAGTAGTTTCCAATACCGGTTCCTCCTTCGTGTCTGCCAACAGGTCTTCCAGCTCTACTACCTGCCCGGTGCTATCCAGGATGCGACCCTGCCGGTCAATAGTATATGCTCCTACCTGGTAAGCAAAGCTAGGTGCTGCCAAATAGACAGGTGTTACTTCTAAATACTGGGCTAACTTGTGCGCCAGCTCTTTTCTTGTCATCATCCACCCCTCCTGTAGTTTTTGGTATGTCTATACATCACTTAAAACCACAGGAATAGCAAGGGGGGGGGATATTAAGCGTACATTTGTTTGAATTCCATGTATTCCACCGGTTCAACCACAGCCTTGTCGAAATGTTGGCTACATTTTTCATAGACGCTTTCCTTTATCCAATCAGGGGCATCGGGTACATCATTCAACCGGCCAAACTCACCAAACATTAATTTTATTCCCTAAAGATAGCTGCTGCTATCTTCATCATTTGGCTGTTTCGTTTTACCTTACTTCTCCACTTCCTTAACCAGATCGGCATAAGGTATTTTGGCTCCTTTTCGTTCCACAAACACCCCTTCATCTGAACCGATAAATTCCACAAACCGCCGAAGGGCTACGCTGGCGTACGTGGCATCCAAGTCCATGCCATAACATATTCTATCGGTTTGCTCGCAAGCCAACATGGTTGACCCGGACCCTAAAAAAGTATCCAGTACGATGCCATTTACCTGGGATGAATTTTTTATCGGATATGCCAGCAGCCCCAGGGGTTTTTCAGTTGGGTGATTCTCATTTCTTTTTGGTTTATCATAATCCCATACGGTTGTTTCCGAACGCCCGGCATACCATTTATGCTTACCACCTTTTAGCCAGCCGAAGAGAATGGGTTCATGAATCCAATTGTACGGGCTTCTTCCCAGCACCAAGGTGTTCTTTCTCCAGATGCAAACACCGCTCAAATGAAAGCCTGCATCTATAAAAGCTTTTCTGAAATTAAGCCCTTCGGTATCGGCATGAAACACATATATTGAAGCGCCCGCTGCCATATTGTCTGCTATGTTTTTTAGGGCTGCCAATATGAAATTATAGAATTCTTCGCCTTTGAGATTATCGTTTTGTATAGTCAGCCCTGTACCTCCGACATAGGAAACCCCGTAAGGCAGGTCAGTGACAACAAGGTTTACTTTTCTACCGTCAGTAAGCTTCGCCACATCTTCTGCATTGGTCGCATCCCCACACATTAAACGGTGTCTGCCCACTGTCCAAATATCACCCTGTTCAACAAAGGCAGCTTTCTCCAACGCCGCGGATAAATCGAACTTATCCTCTTCAACTTCTTTGTCATGAACTTTACTAAACAGGTCTTCAATCTCGGCTACATCAAAGCCGGTTAAGGAAATATCGAAGAGTTCACTATCCAGTTCACTTATTAAATCAGCCAGTTTGGGCAGGTCCCACTCACCACTGATTTTATTTAAGGCCACGTTTAAGGCTTTTTCTTCAGTTTCATCCAGGTCAACTACCACACACTCAATCTCGGTTTCACCCTGGTTCTGTAAAATTTTTAATCTTTGGTGGCCTGATACAACATGACCACTTCGTTTATTCCAGACTATTGGTTCTACATAACCGAAAGTCTCCATGGATTTTTTAAGCTTTTCATATTCCGGATCGCCTGGTTTTAAATCTTTCCTGGGGTTGTATTTAGCTGGATTCAATTTCTCCAGCGGTAGTTTTTGTATCTGCAAAACGGCACCCCCTTTTTAACTGATTTTTAATCGCAGTTTCTTCCACCCTGTCAAGTTTTAGCCCTTGACACCCCCCGTCTCGAATTTCGCGAATTCTAGCGTGAAGCCACGCGCCCGCTCCAGGCCTGGTGGGCTTTAGAGATGTTTACCCCCCTACCCCCTACCGGTAACTGTAGACCACACCCTTCTTCCCCCAGCGACCATCCTCTCTGGCTGTCTTGCTGTCGTGACACCGTTTACACAAGGGCTGTAGATTATCCTCATCCCAGAACAGTTCCGGATTACCTTCATGGGGTTTGATATGATCCGCCACTGTAGCCGGGGTGATCCGGCCCAGGCGCTCACACTCCACACAAAGAGGATGCTCCAATAGGAATCGTTTCCTTAGCCGCTGCCACCGGGTAGTGTTGTAAAGTTTTTGGTAAGGTCGGTTGCTCCGGTTGTATTCCCGGTTCGTTTCTTTCCGGTGGGCCGGGCAATACCTATCCTCCGTCAGCACCGGGCAGCCAGGATAGCGGCAAGGCTTCTTAGGCTTCCTGGGCATCTGGTTTCACCTTTCTCTCACCGTGCTCACAGCCAGACCAGGAGATCCGTTTATGTTTGTCACCGTTTTCGGATATGTTAATTAAGGATTTATGGTACTCGCTCTTTGGATTGCCACACTCGTAAGCCTTCCAGTGTTTATCACTGGCAGATTCATCGATGGTGGCAAAGCGGCAGGATATGCATTTCATAATGGCACCTCCATAGAAAAAGCCCTGAGAGCAAGTGTGCTGTCAGAGCCTGGTTATAATAATTGGGCATGAAAAAAGCCCCGAGGGTTTAATCCCACTAGGGCTTGCTATCAAGAATGCTGCGTTTCCCCGGAGTCGTTGGGCGATCTATCCTAAGGGCCTATGCAAACAGCATCTGGTGCTCTCGATATTTTTCCATGCCTTTACACCCTCTACTATACCAGGTGTTGGCACTGAATTCTACTGCCCTTTACTGAATTTTACTGCATTTTACTGCCCTCTTTTTGGAGATTTCTTTTAATGCCCGGCTGTGAATCTTAAAAACAGACCGGTCATTGTATTTTAAATCCCTGGCAATCTCGTCCCAACCTTTACCGTTAATGTAGCGCATCTCCAGTATTATCTGACCGATGGGGTCATCCACCTGGCTGATGGTGTTCATGATTTCAGCTTTGATGGCAATTGACCGTTCAACATCCTCCTTGATTTCTTTCTCCAAATCCACAATCTTAACCACGGTATTTTCCATGTGGCCTTTCTTATTATTGCCACCGGCCACCTTTTCCACTGTCAGGTTAGCCGAGACCTTCATGGACAGTTCCCGCAGTGTTTGCAGCTGCTCTAGCTTGGTGTTTACCCGCTGATCAAGCCATAGGGCTTGCGATAAATATTCCTTGGCGTTCATGCTTGTTCACCCCCGTAATATTTTTCAAAGATATGTTTCTGCCTCTCCGCATCCAAACTCCGAATCCTCTTCAGCGCCTGTTGCTGATCCAGTTCAAACTGCTCCTTGGTTTTATAAAAACTGCAGCCTTCGCACTGTTTAACCTTTAGGGCCGTGCAGCTATTTCGTTTATAAGCAAAACAATCGGTACGCATGTTTACTCCACCTCCTGATAAATCCTGGCCTTCACCGCTTGTAGCAAAGCCTCTTGACCGGCTTCTTTATTCTTAAGCACTTGCATCACATCTTCATCAATGGTCCCCTTGGCCACCAGATGATGCACCACCACTGTCTTCTTCTGGCCTTGACGGTGGATGCGGGCATTGGCTTGTTGATACAATTCCAGGCTCCAGGGTAACCCGAACCAGATGATGGTACTGCCGCCATTTTGCAAATTCAAACCGTGACCTGCCGAAGCAGGGTGGGCCATCATCACCGGTACTTCACCCTTGTTCCAATCCTCAATGTCTTTCGGTTTATCTAACACCCGGCAATCAAAGCACTTTTGGATACGCTCTAACTCATGCCGGTAAGCATAGTAGACTAACACCGGTTTGCCATTGGCCGCTTCAATCAAATCCTCCAGGGCATTTAACTTCTCATTGTGGATTTCTTGTACTCCGCCATCCTCGTCATAAACAGCACCGCCGGTCATCTGCAGGAGTTTGTTTGCCAAAACTGCCGCACTTCCGGCTACCACATCCCCGTTAAGGAGTGGCAATAATAAATCCCGTTCCAGCTGCCGATATTTCTCCATCACCTTTGGCGGTAACTGCACCGGCACAATGTTGTCCATGCGCTCTGGGACGTTTAGGTAATCCCCACTTTTCATACTGATGCAGATGTCGGAAAGTTTATTGTATATTGCTTCCTCGGCACCATCTTTTGGTTTGTAGGAGAAGATGATGTTATGATTTCGCTTATCGGGTAAAAAGTAACGTTCCCGGTAACCAGTTAAGGTTTTACCTAGCCGCTTCCCGCTATCTAAAAGGTAAACCTGGGACCACAGATCTAGCAGTCCATTGGGAGCCGGAGTGCCGGTAAGTCCCACCATCCGCTTAACCAAAGGCCGCACCTTGCGTAAAGCTTTAAACCGCTGGGCCTTGTGGGATTTAAAGCTGGATAGCTCGTCTATCACCACCATGTCAAAGGGCCAGTTCTTTTTGTAATAGTCAACTAACCACTTGGTGTTTTCCCTGTTAATCACGTAGATGTCGGCGATGGCGTTTAAAGCCTGGATGCGCTCTTTTTCCGTACCCAGCACTTTAGATATACGCAGATGCTTTAGATGATCCCATTTTTTAGCTTCAGTACCCCAGACCGATTCCGCTACCCGCAAAGGGGCAATCACCAACACTTTGGCCACCTCAAAATAGTTGTGCAAAAGTTCTGCAATAGCCGTTAAAGTAATTACAGTTTTACTAACCCAAGCCCATATCGAAAATTAGGCCAGCAATGGGATTCTCCAAGACAAACTTGATTGCATATCGCTGGTAATCATACGGTATGAACTTCACTGGGCATCACCTCCCGCATGAAAGCACTTACCGCTTGAATGGAATCTATAACATAAACCTTAAAACCTAAATCCTCTAACTGCTTTTTTCTTTTAAGCTGTAGTGCTCTCAATCGTTCCCCCGGCGCTTTAAGTTCCACAAAATATATACCCTTACCGGGGAGAAGCACTATTCTATCTGGCACCCCTGCAGTTCCAGGGGAGATAAATTTCAAGGCCAGACCACCCGCCTGTTCCACTTTTTCTTTCAATCTGATTTCTATCTGCTGTTCCCTCAATAAAAACACCGCCTTTTATGCTGACACCACTTAAAAATATCAACCATATTTTTGTGTCAGCGTGTCAGTTTTTATATGCTGACTAACTGACACCTACTGACTCATTTTTTACTATTAATCTATAGAAAAATAACTACATAAGAGGTATATAGGAATTTCGGTCAGTTGGCGTCAGCCAGTCAGCATTTTGCCTGAAAACTGACATCAGCTGACACCTTTTCCCGAGTTTATTTCTGTTTCAACCACTATTAAGCACAACCCCGATTTGTTTTTCTTCCTGTCTGCCGACAATGCCGACACCCTTTTCCGTATTCAGGTTCCAAACTTTTAACCTCAGCCACAATCTTAATTTCCCTATTTGCTGACTCAATTTAAGATGTCGAAAACTTCACCAGTTCCCGTTTGCGTTTTCTTACCCAGCTTAATTCCTAACCAACCTCTGGCACCGGCATGTCCGATACGGATGCTTTCATAGCCCCGCTCTCTTAACATTTTGGTAAAGGTGTTTTTCTTCACTGGCGCTTCACCGTTATCCTCACACCACAGTTCATAGGCACCGTATAAATCCTTGGTGGTTGTTTTAGCCAGTGGATTTAAACTGCAGCAATCCTCAAAGAATCCGCTTAGCCGGTCGGTTTCATCCTGGTATTCACTCACGGCTTCCAGCACTTGTTCCGGTGGGTTAAGCCCTTCCTTTTGCCAGGCAAGACACCCTTTGACCGCCCAAGTAAGAATCGCCTCGCCTTCTTTTTTCAGCTTTTCCCCCAGCTGCTTATCTCGTTCTTTAGGCGGAATCATCACGGTAAAAGGGATTAACATGATCCTTGACCAGATGCCTTGATCCCGGCCCCGGATATCGGGTTTGTTGTTACTAGCTAACCAAATCTTAAACTGAGGTTTGTAGGTAAAAGGGTCCTGTCGCATATAGCGTACCTGCAGCTCATCCCCGCCGGTTATCTGTTTAATGAGGCTTTCAGCAAAGCGCTGGCCGTAACCCGTCTCCACCGTGCTGGTAAAGCGCACCCCTTTGAGAGCCGCCAGCTCCACCGGGATGGTATCGTGCTTTTTCTCCATCAACACTTCAGGCCGGGTGGTACTGGCATAGTCCCCCAAAACGTATTGAATAGCTTCAATAAATTTGCTTTTACCGTTACGCCCGGTGCCGTATAAAAAGAACAGTACTTCTTCACCACAATCCCCGGTTAAACTATAGCCCACAGCCCGTTGGACAAAAGCCCGCACTTCCTCATCTGGCAGCACTCGCTCTAAGAAGCTATCCCACAGTTCACTGGTAGCTGCCTCCTGATATTCCACCGGGCAGATTTTGGTCAGCATCTGCTCTTTATTGTGGGGCATCAGTACCCCGGTCTTTAAATCCAGAGTGCCGTTTTGCACATTTAAAAGCCATGGTGCAGTATCTAGCCGGTCTTGGGCTACAGGTAGATGGCTTTCAGCCAGAGTGATCATATCTCTTTGCCGGGAGCGGGATTCAGAAGTAATGGCCCATTTGAGCATGGCCCGGCGTTCGGTTTCATCGTAAACTTGCATGGCCTCCGCTCCGATGCGGCGCACTGTGTCCTTGGCTTTACGGTAAATCTCACCGTTATCATCTTCTTCCCACCGCTTGCCGTTCCAGATGAGCCATTTACCCAGCTGATAGCAATAGCGGATTTCCTCCCCGTGGTGAAATACCAGGCGCTCCGCATTGCCGGTATCTGTGCGGCGAAAGACCCCACTGCCAAAGTCACTAGCCGCACTACTGATACCCATCCACTCCCGCACCTTGCCGACAACCTTATCGCCCATGATTCCGGCCAGCTTGGGCCAGCCGCTAACCGGCATTCCTTTTTCCAGCTTGTCTAAAGCGTAGCCCACCGCCTTAAGGCGCATTTCCGCTTCCTCATCCCCGGTGGCTTGAATTATAGCTCCAATAAATCTATTAATCTCATCTATACCCCACCCGGCATGGGCCAGAGCGCCGGAAAGATGCAGCGCAGTATCCTGCCGAGCCCCGGACTCAGGCCAGTGCCGGGCAATTAGTGCTGCTGCCGCTGTCATCCTGGCTGCTTTCAAAAGCTCCACCTTTGATAGCTCCTTGGGTTTGCCTTTACCCATCCAGGTCACTGCTTCACCGCTGGGGTGAGTGGAAGGGGGGATCATGGTCTGGCTGCCGGTACTTCTGATTTCTAAAATAGTGGCATCCTTGTCTTTTGTGGGGTCTTGAAACTTAGTGGTCTGTACTTTTTGGCAGCGATAGAGTAGATGCGCCCGCCCTATACTTTCCCGGCCAAAGGAAAGCCCGGTATCCGGCATTAGCAGGCTGGCCGCTGTAACCGCTTCCGGTGTATCACAATCAATATCAACAATCCCACCCGAAGGTTCACCCAGCAGTAGTCCGATATTGCGATCCGCTGTAAAGACCCGGTCGATTTCATCTGCTTCGATTAAACGTTTTTGCCATTTAGCTTCAATTGGTTTTTTATCCTTGGGCTGTAAGGGGATACAATGCCAGCCACGTTTAAGCATCTGCTGGGCAGCTTTGGCGATTATGTTGCTCATAGCGACACCGCCTCCAGCCGCTTCACCCTCAGCCCCAATTTCTCTGCCGCCGCTATTTCACCGGCCATACCTTCCGATACCGTATCTCCAAAGGCCCATAATTCATCACATATCGCTAACAACTCCAGGCCCATTTTCATCCCGGCTGCCCTGTCCGTGGGGTCATTATCATCAAGAAAGGTGGTAAAGATAACATGGGGTGCTAAAGGGATACCGCCCTGGCTGTAAATGTATTTGCAGTAGCCAATGGCTTTATAAATGTTCCTTTCTACATCTCCCCTAAGCGGGGAGCAAACATAGACAACTGGTCTTTTCCCCTGCACCATAAGTCGGTTCAAATACCAGCGGGCTTTTTGTAAATCTTCTTCTCCGGCTTTATGTTCAAAGCGGGAGAGGTATTTAATCACATTACCTACAAGGTAGCCCGTAAACTGCTCCCCCGTTAGCTTGGCCTCAATGTAGTCAATGGTTTCTATCCCACCTATTTGGTAGTGACCAGGGTTAATTTTTCCCATAGGTTCTTCCCCTCCTTAAGCGATTTTGCGTTCGATTACCGGTAACAAGCCCCGTTCGTTTTTTAGAAGGTCATAAAGGAACAGCCTGCCTTTTTGCGTCCAGTAGGTATGCATCACACTTTTCTCGGCATCGATGGTGTGGGTCTTAGATTGGGTATAACCCTGGTCGGCATAGTCCTGGTACAAAAGCCAGGTGTTACCCATTTTGTATTGCACTCCTAACTGGTGGAGCAGCTTGTTCATGGCCTGCCCTGACATGCCGTAATCCTTGGCGATTTTGGTGATGGGAACAAGAGACTTGTTTTGCAAAATCAGATCGTAGTAGGAAGCCTTGGGTCTTAGCTCGCCAATAATCTGTTTATGCTTAGCGTTTTCTAGTTCCAGCTGCCTGGCCTTTTCTTTGGCCTGCTTGTATTCCGTAAGCAGCCGTATACCATATTCTGGGTTACCTAGCATCTTATCAATGAGCACATCGGGGGCATACAGACCATATTTTCTAATGGAAGGTAGCACCTCATCAAAGACCCAACTTTCAAATCGCTGTGCTTCCGGTAAGTTGGAGCGGATAATCAAACGGTAAAGATCGCCTTCGGGGATAAAATTCATCTCTTGTGTCCGGCCAAGATTATCGATGATGTCGTGTTTCACGACCCCACGGCAATGCCGGACTATAGCATCCCTGGGATTGGTATATCCTAAGATACTGGCGCATTTGCTGGCCGGGAAATACTCCTTGCCGCCAATAATTAAAACACCCAGTTCTCCAAACTCTGTATGATTAAAAACTTGCATTTCGTTCATCACTGTATTCCTCCTAATCTTTTTTATAGTAATCCGCCTCAAAACCGTCTGCCTTCATTGGCAATCCCGGTGCCCAGTCAATAGGCTCACTCATGATTGCTTCCACTTCTTTGAGGGAGCCAAAGCCATGGGGGACATCCAGCACCGCCTCGTCATGGACATGAAAAGCAATTTTATATCCGGCGGCATCAAGCCTAAGTAGCGATTCAGCCAGACAGTCTCTAGCAATTGCCTGGGTCAAATTCTCCGCCAGCTTACCCCCGTAGGTATCGATCCGGCACCATTTGCCCAGTTCCACACCTTCGTAGGATAATTTATCCCTGCCAAACCGCTCATCCAGTTCAATTCTTGGTCGTACATAAGCTAGGCTGCGCCCGGATGGTAATTGCATAAATAGCACCCCGCTTTTGTAGTAAAGCTTCACTTTGCGCTGTAGCTTTTGTACTGTCCTATCCTTAATGGCTTGAATAGCCGCTGCTTCTAAATCCCACCAAAGCTTGACTATCTTGGGGTTCGCTTTGCGCCAAGCTGATACTATTTCCGGTAGTTCCTCTTCCGACAACCCCATTTTCAATGCGCCCATGGACTTCAAAGCCCCAACACTCCCCTGGTAACCAAGTCCAAGTTCCGCTATTTTACCTTTCTGTCTTAGCTCACTGCCTTTAGTGATGCTCTCCACCGGCACCCCGAACATCTGGCTTGCTGAGGCTTCATAGATTTTTCCGTGGGTATTGAACACATCCAGCCGCCACTTTTCACCGGCCAGCCAGGCTATGATTCTAGCTTCAATGGCACTAAAATCCGATACTATAAAACGGTGGCCAGGGGATGGTATGAGAGCCGTTCGGATAAGTTGCGATAAAACATCTGGCACACTTTCAAAGAGTAGTTCCAATGCTTCATAATTCCCGGCTAACAGGAGCCTTCGAGCAAGGTCTAAATCGCTCATATTATTCCTGGGGAGGTTGTGGATTTGAACCAAACGCCCGGAGAACCGGCCGGTGGAAGCCCCGTAATACTGAAGCAAGCCCCTGACCCTTCCATCCCCACAGACCGCCCTGTCCATAGCTTCATATTTTTTAACCGAAGTCCTGGACATCTCTTGCCTTAGCTCCAACGCCCGTCTAGCCATGGGGTTTGCCACTTCTTCCAATATTTCTGCCACCATGTCCTTGGCCAGGCTCTCTATCTGGATGCCATGCTTATCTTGCAACCAACTCTTTAGCTGGGCCGGGCTATTGGGGTTTTGAATCCCGGTTAAATGCTTGGCTTCCTCCATCAACTTTTTCTGATACATCTCGTCACATTTGATGGCGTTATCCACCAATCCCATGTCCACCCGTACCCCATAATCATTGATGCGCTGGTCCAAAAACCACAGCTTCAATTCCTGCTCCGGCATAGGGTACCGTTCCAGCTTTGCCCTTATAGCCCGCTCCACTTCCACGTCCTGTTTACAATAAGTTTTGAATAACTCCCACTTCACCGGATCGTGCTCAGGCAGATTTCTTGTTCTCCCGCCATTGGACTTGGTGGCCCGGCAGGGCATGGAGAAGAAGCGAATCAGCTGCTTCCCCTCCTGCATCTTTTGCTGGGGTAGTTTCAAACAGTTAGCCACCCCTTCTAAGCTGGCAGGTAGCCCCAAAGTCAAAGCATGCGCCTGGCTACAGTGCCACTGCTCTGGTGGCATTAGTGCGTTCAGGTAACGAGCCAGACAGGTTCTTTCAAAGTTTGCATTGAAGGCCTTTTTAATCGTGTTGGGGTCTGTTAATGCCTTTAATAGCTCACTGGGAAGCTGCTCCCCGCTGGCCAGGTCAAGTATTTCTACCGGGTCATCATCAAAGGCGTAAGCCAGCAACAATATTTCAAAATCCTGTGAGCCGGTGTAGGCGTAGACCCCAGTTTTTCTGAGGTCTACACTAGAATAGGTCTCCAAATCCAGGGCCAATGTTCTCATCCTAAAAGATCCTCGTCATCGTCCGCTCCGCCAAAATCGTCTTCTGGCCTGCTCTTACCGCCTAACGGTTCGCCATCTTCAAGCTTCTGGATGTTTTGTAGTCCGGCGGCGATGCCTTTGTTTCCGTTAACGTTGTAAGCATAAAAGACCATCGAAACCCTACCGTAACAACCAGAATAAATCTCAGTCATGTCGATAATTGGCTCCACATTCCGATCAACAATGCCAGGTTTGGTGCGGCTGTTGGCATTGATAAAATAACTGTCGGCATAAGCCTCATCATCCGGGCGGTCTACATCTCCGTCACGCATTGGGGTTTTCAGGTTGGCAGGTGTTTTCTTGCCCAGCTTTGCGGTGCCTTCCTTTTTGGCTTCTTCAATGGCGGCCTTGATTTTATTTAAGGTTTTAGTGTCGGATTTTGGGATAATCACGCTGACCGAATATTTGGGTTCACCGCCATTTACCCCGACAGGTTTAGCGACATTCACATAAGAAAGCAATGCCTTTCCGGTTACCACTTTCGTGCTCATTAAATCTCCTCCTTAAAATCAATCGCTGCTGAACTGACAGCAGGTCTGTTATCCGTTTCCGGTGCTAATTTCACTTTACCCGGTGGTTTTTCCACCAGACCGGCCAATAGTTCGTTGAACTGCTTTTTACCAACCGCTTTTTCCATCTTGGTAATGCCCAGTAGCACTTTTTCATAAATTTGCTCTTCGCTGTATCCAGCGGCTTGCAGGGCTTTCGCCACCTTGGCTTCATCCACATATTTCCTGACGCTGCGACCTTCGACCAATTTGTATCCCGGCCACTGTTTTCCGTGATTGGCCGCCTGGTCTAGTGCATAGGCCTGTACATCTGAAATCCATCTTAAATACTCATCTGCCGCATCCAGAACTTCCACAATTTCCTGGTCAGTTAGTAAAGGTGGTTCCTTAAAGTCAAAGCAGGCGTGTTTTGTGTTTTCTTCAGCCCGTGCTCTGCAGGTGGCTCGTACCCGGCAGAAGCGACAATGGCTACCAGGCAGGAACTCACCTTCACCTTTGAAGGCTTTTTGGGCCGCTCCCATCACAGTGTTCGTGGCCCAGTACATCAGGTCATCAACGGTTATCTCATCGGTGCTGATGCTATCGAGCCTTGGTTGCACAATGGTCATTCTGACGATGTTAATGTTGTATAAGCAGCCAAATTGGTTTAGAGCCCCTAAGCCATACAATTGCATCTGGCTATTATCGACAGCGGAAACTGCTATTCCCCGCCCAAATTTCAAATCAATTACTTCCAATACATCATCACTAACCAAAACCAGATCGCCGGTACCAAAGCCGCCGGGAACCCACTCGGAGTAATCTAATTTCATTTCCAAAAGCACCACCGCATCCGGCGTTCTGGCTCTGGCTTCGTTAATTTTCTCGATGGCGAAATCAACATAGACTTTCACATAATCATCAAGCTCCTGGCTGTAAAAGTGGTCTTGCCTCAGCTTTTTAAGCCTCTTGTTAAATTCGCTCTTTTTAATCAACCCAAGGTGGTAAGCCAAATATGTTTCTGCCAAGCTATGGGCGAAACTACCCTCACGGGCATACTCGCTGCTTTCCTCATCCATAGCTTCCTCAAGACGGGCTGAGGGTGGACAGTTTATCCAGCGATCGGCACCGGAGGCGGAGAGTAGCGCATGTTCCGTCATCTACATCGCCTCCGCCTCAGCCAACAATGCCGGGTAGTTCTCCTTGGGCACATCGCTCAGCTTTTCCCCACCATGCTTTTTAAGTAACTCCTTGACCTCAGTCTGTTTGCCGCTTTGCATCAACGCCGCCAACTTGGCCCGAACCATTTCCAGGGTGACGGTGCTTTCAGGCTGCTTATCTTTGCTAACTTCCGTTTCCTGAACTGGTTCGGTCTTTGCTTTCTTGCTTTCCTTAGCCGCTGTACTTGGCTGCTGAGCAAAGGTGGCGGCTAGATTGTTGACTGCTTCAACCAGGGGATCAAGCCCTGTCACGTTCACATCGATTTTCATCATCGGCTTCCTCCTCCTTAATGTTTTTTACAGAACCAGCCAGCAAAGGCTCAAAAAGCTCGGCCAATTTATTCTTAAAGTCTTGCTCTGGCTTGCGCTCTACAATCTCAACGTTTGCTGGGTTTTTACTGGTAATTGTGATCCTAATGGTTTGCATATTTTTCACCTCCCCCGTGGCCTTGGAATAAGTGCCTCTACCTATAAGCCACGGGAAAGGCAAAATCGAACCCCCTAACCCAGAACTTTTTCTAATTTTTTATAAATTTTTTTAAGCCGATTTCTTATAGCCGCTTCGGTGACATTTTCTTTTTTTGCTATTTCAACCAGGCTTACTTCATCAAAGTACACTTTCCGGATTAACTCCTTCTGCCGGGGTAATAACTGATTAATTGCACTATTAAGCCTTTCATTTTGTTCCAAGCCCTCAACAGCTGCCGCCACTTCTGCCGTGGAGTCAGCTAGTTGTATACCGGCTTCCTCTAAAGCATTAAGGGAAGCGTGCCTACGGGTTTCTCTGCGGTCGCTATTATAAATATCCTTATCGATAGCTACTGACAATTCTCCAAAATACTCTGACACCTCAATTTCAATTACTTCTCCAGTAACGGATTCATATTTGATTCTCATTGCGTGCTCCTTTCTTCAGCTCGGTATAGCTAGAAAAAAGGCAGCACTGAAACAGCCCTGAAAACCAAATAAAAAAGGCCAGAGTAAGCTTTTCTAGCTATACTCCGGCCTAGCGGTGGTTCGTTACCCCTTAATGGCTCAGTCAGTATTAGTAAGTCAGTATTAAATTAAAAAATCCGCCGAACAGAATTACTTCTCAGTAACTCTATCCGGCGGTTATAACTATGGCATTTGCCATGCTCTTCATTGCTCGGATCATTATTCGGTTATTAACTTATGTTTCTTCTCCTTTTTGGTGGTATTGATACTGCCTTCATTGTTTCACAGTTAACCATTACGATTCTACTGCATCTTACGCAAGGTACCGAAGTATGACCTTTTGCGTCTCGATATACAAAGATGAATTCCTTCCCGCATACTGGGCAGGATAATACACCCTTAAGCTTAATTTCCGAAACATTAATCAT